ACCATGAATCATAGCAATATCACCAAGGTTTGGGTGATTTTTGATATATGGTCGTAGTTTCAAATAAATCTTCTCCAGCAATACAACATCTTGAATGTTATATTGTTTCATAAGCCTCTCAACTTTTGGTGTAGGATTTTCTAAGAAGTCTGTTTCTAGGTCTGCATAACCAATCTTAGCTTTTTTACCTAGTTCAAGGAACTCTCCAAGGTCATTCAGTCCATTTGCCTGGAACTTAAATGAACCACGGGCAACTCGTAATGTATCGATGCTCTTGTATGGTGATGGTGGTCCAAAATCTTCCTTTACAAAGAACCGATTAGACATTTTATTATCAAATCGTATACCATTATGGGCGATAGCTATGTCAGCCTCATCTAAAATATTCCATAATGATTGTACAAACTCAGTGTATGTAGCAAAATAGTGTCGTGATACATAATGAGTTTTCTTTTCACCCAACCATTTATATGCAAAACACATAAGCTCCTGGTGTTTTACTGTCTTGACTACTTTAAATTCCCATTTATTGCCATACCCCTCTACTAAATCTCTTGATACTTCAATATCATATAGTAAAATCTTAGCGCTCATTTGGATAGCCCTTTGCTCGTATTAGTTTCTTGCCCTTCATCATCTTGCTCTTTGCCATTTGCTATCCGTTCCATCTCTTCACGAGACATATTAAGTAACTTTATCTCGTACTCATCAAACTCTGTGCTCATTTTCCTATCTTTCTTTGTCATTATATTCACAACCCCTCCATAAGAAAGACTCACACCCACGAACGATATATCTAGTGGAGAATTGTCTTACTATTATAGGAGGGTTCTAAACACAATATGGCACGAACGGCTGGACTCGAACCAGCAACCATTCCCTTAACAGGGGAACGCTCTACCATTGAGCTACATTCGTATATGGGCACGGGCAAAACCTTTAGGGTTTCTTGTTCAGATGCCTCCTATGTCCGACATCTACTTGTACTTCGTAAACGATAGCCGAACCCCGTGATATGTGGTCAAGGTAGTAGGAGTTGAACCTACAATCTCTCGGTTCCAGACCGAGCTTGTTACCATCAACACTTCACCCTGACATGACTTGGCTTTCAATTCGGGAGCCTCACAAACCTTTTGACCACACGCTACCCATCCCAGTTTCGGTGCATTCTAGGTTTCGCTCCTAGTCGCTCTGGGCCTAAGCCTTGTCCGTCTAGTGATTGTTAACGTTATCACCCCAAACGTAGGCTTTTCGGTGTATGAAGCCTTTGAAACCGTCCCCAACTACTCCGTTCGGTTGGGAGAACTTTACAGACTGGGGGCTAGCTTTCACGAAGAGGCTAGTGGCATATCTGAAGGACCGTAGCCCAGAATAGCACACAAATTTAAACGACTATCTTCGGGATTGCATTAACTATTCCCTTACACCTTATATGCTAAGGCCAGCAAGCTACTTTGAAGAATTTAGGCCAGTGATTAAATCTGTTTAACCCGTTTCACGTCATGGACTTTAAACCTTGTATATACACCCACAGTCATCAACTAGGGGGAGAAGCTGTCTCGTTACTTCTATACGTTGTGTACTAATCTTGGCGACCCAATAGAGAATCGAACTCTAATCACTCGGTAGACAACCGAACGCACTATCCATTGTGCTATTGAGCCAAATTGTGCTTCTGCGACCCTCAGCACTTGTGGGGGATAGTTCTCAGTTATACCTACGATATACTACCAACATATAAATTGGTGGGAAGTGAAGGATTTGAACCTCCGGGCTTTTTACAGGCGAGATTTACAGTCTCGTGCATTCAACCGCTCTGCCAACTTACCTAATTGGTGGAGTAGGAAGGTATCGAACCTTCGTGTATGCGACTGCCCATATAGGGAGTTGTTCACATAACTAACCATTTCTACCCCTTGACCTGATGCTGGACCACAAATGTTGTTCCACCAGGAGATATCCCCCACGTCACTAAGCTCCGTCAGGGGGTCCTACTTTCTACCACCAGTTTTTAGATAACCAAGCTGAATATGCTCCAGCCCAACTATTATAACGCTCTTTAGCGTAACTATCCATTGCTCTTAATGCTGCTACTGGGTCATTCCATGCGCCGGACCATTTACCGCAAGGTAACTGTTGTCCTAGGCCACATGCCCCAGAGGAACTATTTACTGCACTTGGATTCCAACCTGATTCTTTGCTAACAATATAGTCAACATAAGTCCATTCGGATTGTGGTATTCCTGATTGTGCAAGCCAATCTGCTTTATTACCCGTCACATCTGGTACGATAATTTGTACTTCTTTAGTCTGCGTGGCAATTTCAGCGTCTTTCTTAGCTTGCAATTTGACTTTTAAACTTTGATTTTCCTCTGTAAGGTTATCTGTCTTAAGTCGCTCTTCCTTTAAAGATGAAGTTAACCCCACCTTTTGTTCTGAAAGCTCTGTAACGTGCTGTGAAGCAGTCGAGAGACTATTCTTAGTTTCGATTGTCGTACTTTGTTGCTCAACTAGTTTTTGGCTAGCGTCACTGAATTGAGTCAGAACCACAACATTTATTACAATCAGGAGAACTATTAGGAGTGGAACACTCCAGAGTTTCACCTTATTTAAAATGGTACTAATATAGTGCCTTTCGTTTATTCAATATAATGGGGAACTTTGCCAGTTAGGTTATATATAGGACAACTGTCCTGTGGCCTATTCTGTCTGGCAGAGTTCGTCAAATGCATCAGTATCTTCCGATACGAGTTGTTTTATTTTACTCATACTGTTCCCCCTTATATATAACTATACTACAGTGAATTGCGAAAGTCAATACTTTTTAGTAATAATGTGTTGTATTATTTACATATTACTTAGTATACGCAAGTAGTCATATTCTTCTTTTGTGACTACTGGTTTCCACCTTTTCGAGCCTTTAAGATAGTTACAATATCCATGTGCCGGTTGAATATTACTAACCTTAAACATATTCTCGATAGTTCTTGGTTCGATATGGTCCAGTGTGACTTCACTATATTCAACCCAATGACCGCATATTCCACAAAGATAATAGCCATTATCCATTGGGGGGTTGTCACGTAGCCAGTGGCTCCTGAACCTAATCCAATCTTTGGACCTTCTATAATCTTCATTCCGCATACCATTCCTCAGGAATAGTCTTTATAGAATATTTAAAACCATACTTCTTAGCCCAGTCACTCTGTCGCATGAATGTACCGTCTTTTCGTTTTGGCCCACACTTGCCATCTGAATAGAATACAATTCTAAGGTCTATGTTTGGGTGAGCCTTCTTAACACCTATCATCTTACGCTTAACGTGGCCATCAAAACTTAGTCCATTACCTTTAGTCTCAATGTGCATTACATTACCATCTTTTTTAATGATAGAAAAATCAACTAGATACTTACCCTCTACGATATAATCAAACTTAGTCTTCTCGTATACAAAATCAGATTTATGTGATTCTAGGTCCTCTGCGGTTTGTTGTTCAAACCTATTACGGTATGGTTTATAACTTTTCTTCATCTAATGCTCCAGATATTCCATCCACTCCGATATCCGTAATACCGGTATAATTTTCTGGTGGACTAACTGTTTCTTTATTTCTATTATCATGCCTTGCATGGCCTCCCATTGACGCAATCTCTTGTCTTCGTTCGGGTGGCAGTTTAGCAAGTCCTTTTGAGACACGTGCCCTACCACCCTTAGACGATGCGAATTTATGTATTAATGGGTTACTTGCAATACCCTTATTTGATTGTTTCATTCTTACGTTGTCCTTGTAGGTCAATTACCCGTGAACGAGCAGACTCAATTACGTCGTGAGAATCCTTCATCATATCCCGTAACTTCTCGAACTGTACCTTTGATTTATTGTATATATTCTGGGCTTCGATAAAGTCCTCATCCATATACTTTAATTCACCGGCTGCGGTAGCGTTACTTTCGGCTTTTGCCTTCATGTATGCTTTTGCCTTAGCCTTAAGCATAAGAACTTCTTTATTAAGCATATCTTGTTGGGCATCAACCTTTAAGTCTATAACACTTGCCTTCATTGCTGCAAGTTTTAATCCAGTATACGATAAAGTATCGCCAGATAGTCGCTTAAGCTTTGTCTCATCGCTAAGTTCATTATTTATAAAGGCAATATTGACTAGTAACTGCCCCAGTTGTTCATCTGTATATGCCATAATATACCTAGTAGTTTAGTTCGTCAAGGTTAATAGGTGGAGTATCATTAACAGTGGTGCTTTGTGTTCCTGCTGTGCCCTTTTGAGATTCCAGAAAGTTTTCTACTAGACTGATAAGGTAATCTACCTTCTCTTCTAGCTCTCCTGACGCCTTGACTACTGGTTGTGATTTCTGTGCTTGTGGTGTCTCACCAAATGGACGCTGCTCACCCTTAAATTCAGGTTTTCCCCATTGGCCATCTTCAATCAGATTTCCATATAGTTTATCACCGGCCTTAACTTCATTTCCTGGTTTCTTTAGGATACCAATCCAGTCACTACGACCTTCAAACTGTACCATATATTTGTGCATTTCACCACCACGGGTCTGAATAACCTGTGGTTCTTTAGTATCTTTGTCTGTAGATTGAAATGCTTTTGCTACTAAAATATCTTTAGCCATTATCGTCGTCCTGCTTTCTTTTTAGGTGTCGGTACTTTTTTAGCAACTACTTTAGCTTCTAGTACTTCTTTTGGCTTAACTGTTACGTCAAGACCCAAGTGTGCAATAATTGCATCAACTTTTCCTGCAAGAGTTGCCTCTTCTGTAGTAACACGTGAACCTGGGAATCCTGAGAATCTAGCATAAAAATCAGCTAACTGTGACATTGTATTGTTCTTAACTTCTTTTTTGTTATTGAATACTTCGGCGTTTAACTTGTTAACTGAACTTACTACTCCGTTAGTAGCTATCTCAGACGTTAATTTAGATAGTCCTTTCTCTGTATGCTGAATTCGGCTCAGCAATAACCTAATATCTTCTGAAATATAGTCAAAGCTTTCTGTTAAGTTTCTATCAAGTTCTCGTTTAAATTTAGACATTTTCTGTTTCCTCCTCAGGAATTCCATAATATTTATATACCATTGACCGGCCTATGCCTTCAAGTAAATCACCAACGCTAGCACCTATAATATCCATAACTGGTTGCCCTAAGTTGGTGGTTATAGTAACCTCTCCAAATGCTATGTCTTCTAGGTCTACTAACTCTGCAAAATCTTCATCCATTAATATTTTTCTTCTCTTCCTCTAGTAGTGCAATAAGAACCTCTGGGTCTTCGTATTCAGTTTCTTTGTTCATTCAAGTATCTCCCCTAATAGAGCTGCACCGAGGGCTATTACGCCCACGGTTACTGCTACGTCTAATAAATCATCGTCCATTAGAAAGGTATCTCGTCTAGGTTAATAGGCTTATCGTCACCATTATCTAATTTAGAATCTGCTTCTGTTGCGGTAGTCGGCTCTGCGTCTTTAAATGTAACAGTACAGTAATCATCTGAATAGTTATTAATTTTAACAACTGGAATTTGTCCATCTGGAACTAGGTCCTTA